TTATTGGTTATCCGCTTTAGAAGCATTAACCTGATCTTCCCATGATGCGATCTCAGATTCCCGCCAGCGCTTAGGGTTGCCGGGAATCGTTGGTTTAGGGAAGGGGCAGGTGAAGCTCGAAGGCATGCGCGCAGGTGTACTCCAAAAGTACAGCGTACTCCGGGAAATTTTGTATCGAGCCAGGATGTCACTGGTAAACAAGATGCCGTCATTCATTATTCTTTACTCCAGGTAAAAAACGCCCGGGCGAGCCGGGCCAAAACGAGGGTTGGTTACATCCGATAACCGACTCAGTGAATCGGCTATCAGCTGTGTTATTGCACAAGACCGAGCTGATAGTTCAACTCCTCAAGGCATTCTCTATCCTGCTCGAAGCAGTAATCCCATAACTCCTGATCAAGACACTCGCGAACGATTTGCCACTTCCATCCGCTGTCATGCTTAACTCGGCGGACCTTTCGCTTAACGATGGCGTCCTGGTCGATAATCACTCCCCAACCTGGACCAATGCCATTGCGTAGCACATCCAGATCAACCTCGATAACGCGGAACAGCTTCGGTAGCTTCGGTAACTCTTCAATACGCATAATTCCTCCTCATGCAGCACGCTTGGCGCGCAGCTTCTTCAGATGTTCTGCTGTTTCGATTTCTTCGGCGATCCGCTCGGCCTGTGCTTTGGTCAGTGGCTCGAATTCATGCTGAAAGCGGCCCATACTGGCGATGCAGGTGCGGCCGTTGCGGATGTAGTGGATGACTTCGTGGGTAGCTCGGAGGATTTTGCAGGGCGCGCCGTGGGGATCGGCGTACCAGGTATTAGGCTGGATTATCCTGAACATTAGCTGAGTCCTGCATCATGAGGAATACAATCATTGCTCCGCGCAACGGGTTGGACTGATACTGAGCGCGGCAATCATCGAACTGATTAACAGCATTCCACCACTCAGAAGTGCCGTCTTCAGCACAATCCCAAACCAGACTAATGCGATTCTTCAGAATGATCGGACCCGCATTCTCCCAGCAAAGAGTTGGCGCATATTGCTCCCATGGATTTTCACCATCACACACCCAAACAGTGTGTGGGCGAAGTTCGTGATATTTGCTCGTCATGCCGGTTGCTTTGCTATCGTCAATTTCCTGAACCAAAAGTCCATTTGCGATCGCCACTCGTTTGTTAATTTCAAAGTCGCTTAGCTTGCTGTAATCCATCACAAACCTCTCTGTTTGTTCCGAAGCTCAATTACGCCCTGGCATTCAGCGCACGTCTGGCGGCCGGGAACGGCAGCGCGACGCAGCTCAGGGATATCCTCGTCGCATGCTTCACAGAACTCAGCAGACACGAGATTACCGGTACGGCGATGCTTACTGAGTGCGAAGTTACGTTGTAACTCTTCGGTTTCTGCTGCTGAATCAATAATGTCCGCCATATCAGTACTCCCTAAATTGCTTGTTCATCACACCGATAGTCCATGTGAAGAGAGTGAATGGAATGCCCAGGCTTTGAGCTTCTCGAAATGCTTCTTGAGCAGTGGGCGACTTACCGCGTCGAATTTCGGCTTTGGCTTCTGGTTCATTGCGGCTTTGAGTTCTTTGTTACAGCGCCGGGCGGTAGAGATAAGCGCGTTACGCTGTTCCTGAGTTTTTGGCATCATGCGGCCTCCCGTCGAGCCAGTAGTTTGTTGCCGAAGGCCATTAAGTGGTCACGCTCAACCGTTGTGAACAGGCAGTGTGTACGCGGGTACGGCCTCCAGATGATGAGCATCGACCCTTTGTTGTTTCCGCTGACTGGCTTACCGGTGACCGGGTTGATAAATGCCAGACGCCCGGCGGTGATAAAGCGAACCTCGCTGGCGGTCTGGATTGCTTCCTTGAACCAGCCAACCGATGTGTCTGCTGGAACCAGCATGACCGTGCCGATCTGATTGGCGCTTTCGGCTGCGGCCTTTTTAACGAATGGTGTGATATCGCTATATGGTGGATTCAGCCAGACGTAACCCGACACACTCAGGTAATCGGCCCACGGCGTTTCCAGCGTGTTCTGCTCGGCGGTGATGAACTTCCTGCAAAGTGCATTATGCGGCGCTGCGGCGGCATCCAGTTGGAAGCAAAACTCAGCATCAAGCGAAGCGAAGAGGGATGGCGGAGTGCGCCAGAGGTCACGTTGATCCGCTGGTGTGTAACTGCCGGTGTAATCGGTCACGCTACCTCCTGACGATTGGAATACTCTTCAGCCAGGCGCTGTGCCTTGATTGGGTTACAGACAATTTCTCCCCACGGCATCAGCCATCCGTTCTTGCCGACGATGAATGGCAGTCGCACAGCGTAAACAACAATGTCATCGTGAGCATGTTTCATAAAACAGCCTCGAATTCGTCAATGTAGAGATTGGCCTTTATCAACCTGCTGCGGCGTGCGGCTTTATCCAGGCATTCCTGATGAGCTTTTTTAGATGCATGGAGAACGGCGCCGCGAGTGCAAAGACGCGTCTTTCCTTGTGGGACAACTACTTTGGCCGGAGTTACTAAGTTGAATTGCCGATCGACAATTCCCGATTCAGTAACCCTGGTAGGAGAAGCCTCAAGACGGGCAACTTTGCCGGTACCACGCGTGAGGTTCTTTGCGGAGCGGTTAAACTCGATCAGCGTTACGCCAAAAGCGGCGGCTATCTCAGAACCGGTGACGGGGCGGCCGCGCGTCTGAATCATCCAGATAACTCGTTCACGGAGACCGGAGAATTGCCCGGTGCGACCGGGCCTGCGGTAGAAGGGTGTGCGTTTCATTTCCACTGCTCCCCGAACGTGAAGCCGATCTCCTCAAGCGCCTCGTCCATCTTCTCGATGAACTCCGGCACCATTTCGTTGAAATCGGTCATGTACTGCGGATCCCGCTCAACAACGACGTGATGAATACCTTCGCGTTTCATGCGCGGGTCGTAGTTGGCAAAGAACCAGGCGTCTTTTCCGGTTACCCACATGCTGTATTGCACCTGAGCCATGTACGCAGACTTGATGGCTTCGAAACCACCAAGGCGAAATTTCATGAAGTCGCGGGAGGTGAAAGGGCATTTAAGTTCAAGACCGAACCCGTTACTGCACAGGCCGTCCGGGGAACACGCGGTACGCATGCTCTCGTCACGGAACAGGATCGGTGACTCCGTGACTTTCACGTCAGTGGTGAACTCGAAGACGGTGCGGGCGTCTTCCTCGAACTGCTTACCCCAGGCCAGCGCCTTGGCGTTTACCTCTGGCGCTACACCGGTGCATACCTCGGCGAGCAAGGTGTGGAAGTAGGATATTTTCATGTCCGTCCATTTGGTTCCGGATCGAGGCTTGGAAATGACGTTGTGTACTTCAGACGCGGTTATGACACCGAGGCGCAGCCGGTGCCACGCCTCATCACCCTGTTGTATGGTGGTTATGTCGATGCCAGTCCGCGCCAGGATAATTTCTGGTGTCATGTCAGCAGTCCTTATGGTCATCCCACGGTCCGAATCCACCTACGTAAACGAAGCCTCTAGATGGATCGCTCACATGAGTTTCGCGCTGCAGTCGCTCAATTGAATTTCTGTCAATTGCCGCTTGGCGCATCTCAAGTGACTGATGCCCTCTGCGACGACCATATTGCTTCCAATAGGCAGCGCATGACTTACTGCAAAACTGTGCCCAACCTCTTTTTCGATCAGCAACGCGTGCCTTGAATTTGTCTGGGCAACACTTGCAGGTCACTTCAACGGTTTTCCCAGTCATGCTGCCGCCTTCTGTTTGAGGAAGCCGAGAGCTTTCACAGCTTCGATTTGGGTCAACTCCGTTGATTCGCGAATATCACGACGGAAGATTTTGGAGCAAAGAGGAAGCAGGTCGTCATCCCACGTCTTATTCATCGTAATAAGCGCGTCGTTAATTTCAGTTATGATATCGCTATCCGCTGGAGTGACGTCGCGTTCAGGTTGGCGCTCTGCCGCGAAGTTGATACCTTCCTCGCCTTCGGTGTTAACGTAGTCGATAGCGGCATCCAGACGCTCACGGCGCGGCCAGTACTTGGCTGCTTGCTTCACGACCGTCTTGAGGATCATTTGCTCTTCGTCAGTTATCCACGGGCATGATGTACCTTTGTTCTTGTAGGCTTTCCACGCTTCTGAACGATCACGAATCGCGTATATATCAGCTATTCGCATCGTGTGAGTGAGGTAATCACTATCGTCAGTCTTGATAACAACATAAGCACCGACGATTTCGCCGCGTTGCTCAGCGGTGTCGAAGTCGTTGTAGATGTGAACTGGAGGCTTATCGAGACCTTCACGTCGGAACTGGTCGTTCTTGCGGACGATTGCTGACTGGCACCACTTAATCGCGCCAGATTGCTGGGCAATGTGCATTAGGCCCATGTAGCTTATATCGAGACAGATTGAGCCTTTACGCGGCACCAGATAAGCCAGCTTTTGCGCCGGGTTCAGTGAGATGCCGATCCCGGCGACATTCATTACAGCGCTGCGGGTACTTACCGGGTTAGCTACAGCAATCTTCGCCAGATAGTCATTATTAGCGAAGATCTGCATCGCGAACTCTGATTCGCGTTTGAAGTTCATTGAAGGCTCAGAACAAACCTGCTCAAAGTCTGCTTTTAGTGGGTTAACCAGGCCAAAGACCTGGTCAATGAGTTGAGTTGCCATCATTGCTCCTCTTCGATATTGATTTGATGCCGTGCGACAACCTCAGACAGGTAACGCATAAATTCAGCCGAACGTTCCTGAAACTCGACGTCGTCGTCGAATGCCCGGCTAATTGCCTGTTTACTGGCACCGCGACGCAGCAGGTTATCCACGCAAAGCGACTCCAGGAGATGCGCTGGCAATCCTTTTTCCAGATCGTCAGCCAACTCTGCCTCTTTCTCTTCGCGAGCAAGTTGCTGGTAATGACGAGTCCAGCTCTGAGCTTCAATCCGTTCATGGGCGAGAAATGCGTTCATGGGAACCTCAGTATTGAATTTTGGTGTGCGGCACCAGGCCATCCTTTAAAACGGTAAGGACCTGAATTGCCTGTTCACGGGTAAGGTTGGTGTGAGCGGTGAGGGCGTTAACAATTTCGGTGCCGACAGCTTTGCGATGCTTAACGTCAGCCTCACGCTTTGCAGCCTCATCGGCGATGCGCTTTTCTTCCGCCAGACGGGCGGCTTCCTTTGCTTCGGTTTCTCGCCGAACCTTGTCTGCCGCTTCCTGCGCCTTTCGCTTCTCAGCTACAATGGCCTCCTGCTTTTCACGCTCGGCACGTTCAGCAGCTTCTTTTTTCTCGCGTTCTGCCTTCTGCTCTGCTGCTACACGGTCACGCTCCGCTTGCTCAGCCTTAAGCTTTAACTCCGCTTCCCGGCGCGCAGACTCAGCACGTTCGCGCTCGGCTTTCTCTTCGGCTTCGCGTTTGGCCTGTTCCGCCGCCTGACGCTTCAACTCTTCTTCACGAGCAATGCGCTGGCGTTCTGCTTCTTCTGCTTTTTCTTTTGCGTCGCGGTCGAAAGCGTCATTCATCAGCAGGGCCATTTCATGGTCCGCTTCGATTTGTGCGGCACGCTGGCGGTCGAAGTCTTCGTTCATCTCCAGTGCTTCGACATGCCAGGTATTCATTTCCTCTTCAGCCTTAATTCGCTCCTGCTCGGCTTCCCACTCTGTAAGAGGGCGGCGCACCTCATCCTTAAGCGCATCGAGGCGTTCACGCACAATTCGACGGCTTTCGTCGATCTGCTTTGGCAATGCCTTAAGTTCAGCGACGAGGTCTTTACCGGCGTTGTCGATATACGTTTTAGAGCGCGCGACCTTGTGGGCCATGGATGCGATGGCATCGCGACCTTTCTTCGTGGTCAGATCTGGTACCAGGCTACGAGCTTCTTTCTCGATGGCCTCGATAATCGGATCGAGCTGTTCCTTACTGGTAAACACCGCCATCGCGTTCTGCTTCTCAATGACGACTAAGTCCGTTACTTCGCTCATGGTTTCTCCTGAATTATGGGTAAGCGTTGCCCGGCACCAGTTGGCTGCCAGTTCGCTTGAAAGTGAGAAGGGGGGTTAGTGGCTTAGTTCGCCAGATTGCGGCCGCGATACCACGGCATGCCAGCGGCTTTCTTCATGTCCTCGACTGCTGCGAGCCACATATTGCCGTCACTGAGAAACAACGCGATTGCTGCTTTGCTTTGCGCTGCCTGTAGCATGTAGTGGTTGATATTCATGAGCCATGCTCCGTTCCACCATTGAATCGCTCTGGCATTTCGTCGTGAATCTCAAGGCTCATCACCGCCACCTTTCCATCACGCAACGGGAAAGCGTATTCCTTCTTAACAACGGTAAGGTGGTCGACAGTCGCACGAAGAACCATGTCTGTTACGTCTGTTTTATTCCCCACCCAACAACTTTTTTCAGGGTTAAGGCGACCTTCATAGATTGTTCCCGTTAATGGGCTGGAACCGATCATCTTGATTGTTTTAGCCATAATCTTCTCCGCGCTTAAGGCCGCGCCGCCGAACGTTTAAACCCAATCCCCAGCAGGGGTTGCTATATCGGAGCAAACTCTGTGAATTTGCTTTGATATGGCGATAAAAAACCCGCCGGAGCGGGTCAGATATCTGTTAGTTGGTAATCGCAAATCATGTCGCAACAGCTTTTGTCCTCTTCGTTTCGAGGTCGAAGATCCGTTTGCTTGGTCTCTTGCTTTATCTCTCCCCAACAGACTTGAGAAACTTCATCAGGCCAGCCATCTCCGGCATCGCCACGGTAATAGTCGATTGCTTCGTTGGCCGCCGCTTTAGCTTCTTCCTCCGTTTTATACGTTTCGAATCCGTTATCCGGGTCAAACATAAAAAACTTGTAACTCGCCATTGCCTTATCCTCTGTAGTTACCCGCTGATGCGGGAGAAACGCTTTGGTCGGTGTGGTGTTTCGCACCTTGCTGGCCTATGCGAATGTCTATCCAGCCGCTTCCAGGTCGTTCCGAAGAACACACCACACCCCAAAACATTACATGTATTGGCCAGCGCCAACTCCCTGCCAGTGTTGCCCGTTCTCACGTCGTTCTCGCTCTCGCGCGGGGATACTCTCTCACCGACCGGATCGCACCCGGTGATACAGCACGTTTTCGTGTAGGGGTCTTAACAGGTCATTGACGCTGTAAATCTGCTGAATTGTTAAAGAAGCAGGCGGGGTATCCGCCGCTGGCTAACTTCGCTCAGCTGTCGAGTTCGTTTCGATGGGTTGATGATGTACCAATAGTTCATTGATGTAAAGTACCGAAAGTACATTTAAAGTGAATGGAAAGTTCATTAGCAGGCATGTGCATGAACTTTAAGGAGAAATAATTTTTAGATTTTGTTTGTGGTTAATATCTTGAGGAGGAGGCGGATTGGATATTTTAGAGGTTCGTCACATCTACTAATCTTGTGTGTCCGTTGTAAGTTGCGAAAAGGCTGCCGTCTGGCTCAACAACTGAAAGTTCAGCGTATCGAAGGAAATCAGTTTTGATAACAGACATCAACACCTCTCCAGTATCGATGTTTATTACCTCAACCCGATTCGCGTAAAAGTCATCTTTGTTTTTGCTACCGGCAAACGATAGGGCTATGTATCGGCCAAATTCTGATATGGCTGAACAAATGAGGTGAGTGGATGTTTCTATCTTGAATAACTCTTTCCCGGCGTTATCCATGACTATGGCTGCAGCCATGTTGTTGTCTTTGCCGGTATGGACTGAAAATAAAAATCGTCCGTTAACTGCTATGCATTGAGGTTTTGGAGAGTGATTCTCTCCAAGTTTGATCATGAATAGGAATCTTTCATTTTTCATAACCGCCAGCGTGTCGTCCCTGAAGTTGCTTTCATCACGCTTAAAAGCCCCTAATTGCCACCGTTTATCTTGGCTTAATTTGCACGTAATAAGGTGGTCGCCAAGCTCGTATAAGACGCTGCCATCACTCAGTTCTGTAACTCTATTTGCTTCCATGCTTAACTTCCTCAGCTATGAAATCTATATGCCCTAGACTGGCTTACCAGAACTTTCGCGCAGATACGGAGAGATGAAAAATCACCGTCCTCGATATACCAGGTCTCATATTTTTTATTGTCAGAAATCACTGCTAATTTTTTGTGCTGTTTTTGTAGCCGTTTGATATAGAGATCATTGTCCAGAACGAAAATATAAATGCCGTCACCGTCAAAACAGTCGATGCTGATGTCGACGAATATCTGGTCGCGGGGCTCGAACGTGCCTGACATCGAATCGCCATTAACAGCAATCATTTTTATATGGTCTGCAGGGCGCCCACCAAAGACAGCATGAGCCTCTTCGGTCGAATACTCTATGGATCTAATAGTCTCAATAAATTCATCTCGCACAAGAATTCCTTGCCCAGCACTAGCCTGAATATCAAAAACGTCTACTCGAAAAGAATCATCCCTCACTGCCATATGCCCTTCGGATATGCCATCTGCTCCACTATCGCCTAAAAGGTAAGACGAAGATGTGCCAATTATAGCCGCCAATTCCTGCAGCTTCCCACGTCTCGGAATGGATTCCCCATTGAACCACTTGCTTACCGCTTTCGGCGTTAGCTTCATTCGTTTGGCTATTTCAGCCTGACGACCATGAGCAGGTAAACCAGCTTTATCACAGGCCAGCGCTAGCCGTTGGGAGAATTCAGTACGCGCTTTTTCTTCTTGAACCATAGGTTCAATCATAATATCACTTGCGTGAACTATCAGTTCCGACATAATATGTACTTACAGTTCAATTTGAGGGTTAGGAAATGCAACCTAAAAACCTTGGCGACATCATCAAGCAAATCCGTGTGCCGGTGGTGGCAAAGGCATGTGAGCGCACGCCGCGAGCAATTTACAAATGGATAAACAGCGGCTGTTTGCCACGAACCGATTACACCGGTGAAACCGAATACGCATCAAAAATCGCAGCTGTATCGGATGGCCTGTTCACCGCAAGCCAGATTCTGGAAATCAGCAAACCGAAATCGGTTCAACCAGCTGCTTAATTTATTCGTTCACCACCGCTCTTTAACAATCTGGAACCCTATTAAACCGGCTGAGTAATCAGCCAATCATTAACTATTCAACGAAAGGGATAGCGATATGCAATCACTTACGTATCAACAGAGTACCGGAATACACAGCAGCGTGATGATAAATCGCGCTCAACCGGAACCGGACAATAACCATGAGTTGATCCGCGCGGCGGTTCGCGCCTGGTCAGCTGCTATCGACAATCAGGACGTGGTATGCGCGCTGATTATCAACGAGTACCGGGAGCAGGGCGGCACAGCGATCAACTTTCCGGAAGATGTGAGCCGGGCCAGGCAGAAGTTATTTCGTTTTCTCGATAACCGGTTCGACTCCGATCAGTACCGCGAGAACGTTCGCGAGCTGACGCCAGCGATTATGGCTGTCCTGCCGCTTGAATACCGTACGCGGCTGCTTCCACAGAACGACACGATGTCTTTGATTGCTTCTGCAATGAAAGAGTGTGCTGAGGCTAAGCAGGCGGTACTCCTTGGCGCGCCAGAGCATCAGAAATTGAAGGAGGTAAGCGAAGGTATAGCGTCGCTGTTCCGACTCATGCCTGAACAGGTAGGCCCGCTGATGACGATGGTCACTTCGATGCTGGGAGTTATGTGATGGGAAGTTTCAAAAATGGCGAAAGCCAGTCTGCGCGAACAGAACTGGCCTTCAGATGCAAATCGTGTGCACTCATTGCAGGAGGAATAATGGCAAAAAATCCACGCTATTACCATACCGCTGTACATAAAAACATAACCCGCGACCGCTTCATCCGCTCGGTTAACCCGATTGTGGCAGAGAAGATGCGCGCCATCCTGGAAGAACTGAAACGTAAGGAGAGTGGCCGTGGGTAACGTATCCAATTTAGCCGAAGCCAGAGAGGCCAGAAGGCTCCAGAAACCGCGCACGAATGACGGTAAGGGGTTTGCCTTGCTGCACCGTAAAATTATGGATGTGCCGTTCTACAAGGACGCTGAGGCGGCTCATTTATGGGTTCACATGCTCCTGCGTGCTAATCACGAACAGACACTGGTATCTACTGATGTTGGCGATGTGATCTGCGAGCGCGGAGAGTTCATCACCGGGCGAAACACACTGGCAATGGAAACGGGTTTGACCGCTGATCGCGTTAAATCCCTTCTCCGTAAATTCCAGAATCTGGGCATGATCACCACCAAATCGAACAACCGTTTTACTGTTCTAAAAGTGGTCAAATATGACGAATATCAGTCAAATTTTTGTCCAGCAGATGTCCAGCCAGCGTCCAGCCCAAACATAGTCGTACCAATGCCTGCGGAGGTGGAGTGTCCAGCCGATGTCCAGCCAGTGTCCACAGATAACAATATATTAAATAACTTACTACCTAACGGTAGTAAGTATGTCGCAAATGACCAGAAACCCGCTGAAGAGAAAAAGTCTCGTTTGTCATGCGATGAAGTATGGCAATGCCTGAAAGACGAACTGCCTGAAGCACGGGGATGGAGATGCCTCACTGATGAGCGACGCAATCTGATCCGCACATTCTGGGGTAAGGCTAATAAGATTGCCCGCAACCTGGACGGCAAGCCGATGGATATGGACGGTTTCAGAAGCTATCTGCGTTACATCGCTCAGAACTGCCGCTGGATGCTTGAAGACCGACCAGACCAGAAGTCTGGGAAGACCTGGCGCCGTATGAAATTCGATAAGTTCCTGACCGAAAAGCTCTACATCGAAGTGCGCTAGGGGGATCGTGATGACCGCTGATTTCATGGCTGTACCACAAAACCTCGAAGCAGAGCAGAGCGTTATCGGTGGCCTGCTGCTGGATGATGACAACAGCGAGCGAGTCCAGAAGGTTCTGGCGATGCTCAAGCCTGAATCGTTCTACAGCCGACCTCACCAGCTGATCTTTGCCGAGATGCGCCAGATGTTCCGCGACAACAAGCCAGTCGATGGTCTGACATTGTTCGACGCGCTCGAAGGCAAAGGGCTCGCGGAGCAGGTAGGTGGCTTTGCTTACCTGGCGGAGATCGCCAAGAACACTCCCAGCGCTGCAAACATCGTGGCATACGCTGCGTCAGTCCGGGAAGCCGCAATGGAGCGCTACGGTATCAGCCGCCTGACCGAAGCTACTGAGCTGCTGTATTCCCGCAATGGCATGAGCGCCACGCAGAAGTACGAGGCCATTCAGGGTATTTTCACCCAGCTCGCAGACCATTCAAAAACCGGTAGTCGCCGTGGGTTGCGGTCGTTCGGCGAGGTTATGGATGACTGGGTAGCAGATCTGGAGAAACGCTTTGACCCTTCAGGCGAACAGCGCGGCATGAGCACCGGCATCCCGTCACTCGACCGGCTGCTGGCGCCGAAAGGTCTGGTTAAAGGCTCTCTGTTCGTGATTGGCGCAAGGCCAAAGATGGGCAAGACAACCCTGTACGGTCAGATGGCGATCAACTGCGCGGTTCGTGAGAAAAAGCCAGCGCTGATGTTCAGCCTCGAAATGCCGGGCGACCAGATCCTCGAAAAACTGGTTGGTCAGAAGTCTGGAGTTAACCCGAGCATTTTTTACATGCCAGCCACGGATGACGCCGATGACCAGTACCAGGGCGATTACGACGGCGACTTTAAGAAGGCGATCGCCACCGCCGGGCGATTGAGTGAAATCGACATGCTGTACATCGACGATACTCCTGGCCTGTCACTGGCGCACATCGTTAGCGAAAGCCGCCGAATCAAGCGCGAGAAGGGCTGCGTAGGAATGATTCTGGTTGACTACCTGACTCTAATGACCGCCGAAAAAGCCGACCGTAATGACCTGGCCTACGGGATGATCACCAAAGGTCTGAAGAATCTCGCCAAAGAGCTTGGCTGCGTCGTCGTGCTGCTGACCCAGCTCAACCGCGAACTGGAGAAGCGAGTGAATAAACGCCCGTTGCCGAGCGATTCCCGCGACACAGGGCAGATTGAGCAGGACTGCGACTACTGGGTTGGTATCCACCGGGAAGGTGCTTTCGATGACAGCGTGCCGCCGGAAGAAACCGAGTTAATACTGCGACTCAACCGCCACGGCAGTACCGGAACGGTTTATTGCAATCAGAACAACGGGGCAATTTACGACACAGACCAGCAGGCCGCCGCCGCAGAACGCCGCGGGCGTGAGCAGCAGCCGAAAAAGAAAGGGGGGTTCTGATGACCATAACAATTCGTGGGCAGATTCTTGCAGCCCTGCGTAATAACCCGGGCCTGAATAGTGCTTTCATTGCCAGGATGATCGGCATGACCACCAAAAAGATTTCCGGCCCGTTAAGTACGTTGTTTGCAGACGGCCTGATCGAGTTCGAAGGCAAGCACGGACAGCGGCTTTATCGGCTGACCGATTACGGCATGAAATACGCACCAGAAACAATCCCGGCTATGCCGAAGGGAAATTCGAAGCTGGTGCAGCGTACAGAGGCAAACGTGATCTGCCAGGAGTGCCGGAAAAGTCCGGCTATGAAGCGAGTATTGATGGTTTGGGGGAGGGTAGGGGTATGAAACAGAAATTTATTGATGGGATTGATATGGATAATATCAGCTACACACCGGCGATCACCACGGATGGAACATATGATCATCAGAAAAACTGCAAATGTTCGAGGAGTACCAAGCCAGAGTGGCTGAAGGTAAAGCCAGATGATTGGTTATGGCTATTGAAAACGCGGGAATGGACGTGTTCTTTGATACCTTATTATCTCTCGTCTTGCAAGGGGAACCCGCTTCTGCTGACATTTGCATTGGTGGTGTTAAGCTCGTTATCAGAGCGGGTCAGTAGAACCAGCAAGCTAAGGCACTGATAGACTATGATTTTTATGCTTAGTCATGTTTAAATCCTGGATTCCCTATAGAATTTGCCTCGAAGGATTTTTGAATCTGATAGTGCTCAATTTCCTGTTTAATGTTAGTGATTTCATCTTTAAGTTTTTCATTATCTGCGTAGGCTTGCGCTAAATCCTTCTCTAGATCAAGAATTTTATTGTTTTGCTCTTTAACCATTTTATCCGAGTGAATCGCCTGTTCGCTAAAGCGTGTTGATGATTCCTTCAGGGCTGTTTGTGCTTTAAGTAGCTCTTCTAATTCCAGCTTGAGTTTATCCCGTTCTGCAGTAATCTCACCCATCCTCTCCTGAGATTTCACAATACTTTCACGCATTTCTTGTATTTCTTTCTCTGCCCCAGCCTTGAATCGATTATATGTAACGTCCCGTTTTGCCCTATATCTCTCCACACTGATATCAGCAACTAACGCCTTCTTGCGTCGAATCGCCATCAATACTGAGGTTCGTGAAATAGGCTTAGACTGCAAAGCAGTAAATTTCTCGTTGATGATTGGCAAAGCAATTGCCAAAAGTATAGCAATTAGAAGAGGAAGCAGAAAAATAATTGGATATGTATTGCTTATAAAGGTCAGCCTTGATTCGATTTTCATTTCACTGAAAAGCAAAACAGCCACAGCCTTCCAATTGCATGCAAACCAAGACAAGATAAAGACACCATAGAAAGGGCTTTTGAATCGCTCTGTAGATGTTTTTTGAACTGAAAAGTAAATTTCTTTTATTGATTCCCACATATCGCATGAGCCATGTCAGAAGTAAACTATGTCAATCATACCCAACAGGGGATGCCATAACTATAATAAAACACTAAAAAACGGCAAAGAAGTAGAAAAATACTACGCCCTACAGGTGAAGCTGAGTTGGTTGGCGATAATTGTGGCGGCACCAAAGGTAAGAACGAAGAAGGGGCAACCCCTTTTATGGGGGTGGGATTCGACCATGCGACCACTTTTCTGGTAAGCGCAGTATCAATGCGCCGCTTTCGGCCGCTCAGCCATCCCGCAATGTTTGGAATTGATAAAATTTATCTAATACCGTTAAGTGGACGCCAATTATCCATTTTTATTAGGTGGTAATATGTCTGACTGGAACATATCTGCAAAGCCGCAGGAAGAGCGCGACAAGGTTAACGTTGACCTTGCGGCCTCTGGTGTTGCATACAAAGAGCGCCTGAACATGCCGGTTATCGCTGAAGTGGTGATGCGTGAGCAACCCGAGCATCTTCGTGATTACTTTCTTGAGCGTTTGCGTCATTATCGAGAAGTAAGCATCAGCCTTCCTAGGGCTGGCAACCCCCGCTACATCAAGAATGAAGAGGTAAAATAGCATGACTTCTGAGGCATGGAGCGCCGTAGCAGGCGTTGCATCAGCTATAGCAGCTTCCGTGAGCCTTATCATCACATGGAGAGGGCTAATCTATCAAAAGGCTTCACTAATCGAGTCAAGGCGAAGAAATATCCAAGACTTACTTAGTTATCAAGCAGAAAGGGCAAATTCATCATGCAGTGGAAAAACAAGTTCAGACTGGTCGTTCTCTGAATTTGCAAACATTATGTTCGCTATCGATACTGCGAGAAACATGGTCGCACGGATAAAAGATAGCGATGGCATTAGCAAGGAAGAGGCTGGAAAATATTTTTTAGATTTACTCAACCAGCATATCGTAGCCACGTTCAAGCACGGCAGCCCTCCAGACGGGGCTTTTAAAAATAAAGGCTCAATCCCTGAGAGCCTTGAGGTTATTCAGTTGTGGAACCCTAACGCTCATTTTCTGGGTTTTACAGATGTGGATTTTGGCATAAGTAAACTTTGATTTTCTGAAATCAACAGGCCATAATCTCCCCGTGGCCTGAACAACCACAACCCAATCCCCAGCGTCGTGAAGAGGAAACCTCATGGCGCTGTATGAAGTTACAATCCGACCTCTTTCACAGATGCTTTCTGGCACCTGTGATTTTCTGCATTCTGCGTTTGACCTCTGCGGAGGTGAAGCGTGAAGCAACAATACTGTCTCGTTAACGACAACGTGAAACGCAACGTCGTCGCCTTAATCCAGTCGCTCCCGGTCAATCCCCGTGCTCCGATGGTAATCGAAGCACGAGAAGAAACTCGCACCGACAAGCAAAACCGCATGATGTGGCCATTACTCAAAGACCTGTCTGACCAGGTTGTCTGGCACGGCGAGAAGCTGACACGTGAGGAATGGAAGGACCTCATCACCGTTCTGGTTAATCAGACTCATGACCAGCAGCAGAAGTCCGCACCGGGCATCAACGGTGGTCGTGTTTATTTCGGCGTCCGCACATCCAAATCCAGCAAACGCTACATGGTCGATGTCATAGAGGCGATTTACTGGTTCGGTACCGACCGCGGCGTGAAATTCTCCGAAGCATCCAGTGCTCGAATCTCCTGGGCGCAGGAGTGGAGGGCATCCCATGCATAAGCCATCCCGCCGTAAGTGCAAAGTCTGTGATGAGTGGTTCGTGCCGAAATACCACGATATCCGGATCCGCTGGTGCTGCCCGGAGCATGGCGCCATCCTGGCAATTGAGGAGCGAGCCAAGGAGAAAGTGAAGGAGGCCGCGAAGCGCATTAAAGAGCAGAAAGAGGCCGAGAAGGCAGGGCGCAAGCGCCGCAAGGAGCGACTGGCAGAGCTACGTCCTGCAGGTTACTACAAGGCGCAGGCTCAACAAGCATTCAACGCCTTCATCCGTGCCCGTGATGCCGATTTGCCATGTATCAGTTGCGGCGAGTCCAATCCGCCTGATCTGCATGGCGGTCAGTGGGATTGCGGCCACTTCAAGACGGTCGGCGCCAACCCTGAACTGCGTTTTGAAGAGCGGAACGCTCATAAGCAGTGCAAATCCTGCAATGCAGGGGCTGGAAAGTACACCGCCAAAGAGGCGACGGTCGCGCAGCAATACGAAGCCGGTCTGGTTGCTCGTTTTGGTCAGGAGTACGTCGACTGGCTTAACGGCCCCCACGAAATGACCAACTACCGACGTGAAGACTTTATCCGGATCCGGGATGAGTACCGCGCCAAGCTCAAAGCACTGAAACAGCAGGAGGCAGCATGAAAAAGGAAGCCATTGCAGCACTCAAAACTCGCTGGCAGCGCCAACGCCTGTACCGCTTCCCCGGCTCAGTCCTGACCTATTACCGAATCATCCATAACGCAGCCCGTCTAATTCAGAAAGCAGGAGCCACGCAATGAATACGCAATATCTTGAGTTTGTTCGACAACAGCTCATCGTGGCAACCGCTGACCTGAGCGGAGCGACGAAAGGGCAACTCATAGCTTTCGCTGAGAACGCGCAATTCACCGCGACGGCGCGCTGCCGGGGCCGGAAAAAAGTATTCGACAAGGATAAGCAGCGCATGGTGAACCCGGACGGCCCGCCGATGAGCGGCAGCCAGTCGCGCGCCAAAGGCTCATCAATCGCTCTGGTAAGCCCGGTAGAGTTCAGCACCGCATCCTGGCGACGCGCTGTTTTGTCACTGGAAGAACATCAGAAGGCCTGGCTTCTGTGGAACTACAGCGAGAACATCCGCTTTGAGTATCAGGTGGCGATCACTCAGTGGGCGTGGGCAGAGTTTCGTGAACAGCTCGGCGTGAAGAGGGTGGCGGGCAAGACGATGGAGCGCCTGAAGAAACTGATATGGCTGGCGGCGCAGGACACAAAAGAAGAGCTGGCAGGGCGTGAGACGTACGAATACCAGGTGCTGGCGTCGCTGGTTGGCGTAACACCAAAGAACTGGTCAGAGACCTTTACGGACCACTGGATGGCGATGAGACGCATCTTCCTGAGCCTAGATAGTGGCGCTTTATTGCAGGTAACACGATCACGTTCACAACAAAAGGCGACAAACTCTCATGAAAGTCTTGCAAAACTGGATTGAAACGCATATATTTCATGTAAATCTGATATCGTCGCCATAGCTTCGGTAGTCGACAAACATTAAGAGCCTCGCCATCGTGCGGGGCTTTTTTATTTGTACTTCTTGTCGATTTTTATAAGGGTGAACTACGCTAAATATGCTCTCTGGACAATGACCATCAGACGGAATTGCCAAAGCAATCAACAGCTATTTGCTCCGGCCGTACGTTAACAACGTCGGCTTTTTTATGGGCATTGAAACTTCCTAAAAGACTGTAATGATTGCATGTTTTGCAACATTCCTGACTCAATATCATTACAATGCCGCCCAAGAGATTTCTCTTGTTCACGAATTTTGATTTAGTTTCATCCGCATTTATTTAGCATTCAGGCTGCCATTCGGCGGCCTTTTTTTATTTTCAGGTTCCGGGAATCATCCTCGACATGCTTTGTTGTTAAATTCAGCCCGAGAACCTGACCCCTTTCAAACACAGCACCCGCAACTGTAGCGAGGTGATCATGGCAAAACGTATGAATGACGACCACAAAATTGTAGGCCTGTCCTGGCTAATCCTGCTCGGCATTGCATGCTGGGGCGGTTTAGTACGCTACCTCATTGACGTAAAGCAGAATAAAGCCACATGGAGCTGGATAAACGCTCTGGCACAGATCGCCGTCTCCGGCTTTACCGGGCTGATCGGCGGATTGATAAGCGTGGAGAGCGGCCTGAGTTTTCACATGATTCTGGTTACCTCAGGCATTAGCGGGGCTATGGGCTCCGTGGCTCTGACTTATTTCTGGGAACGACTGACGGGGATGAAGAATGCAAACCAGTGATAAAGGCATTGCTCTGATCAAGCAGTTCGAAGGCTGCAAGCTTACGGCTTATCCCGATCCTGGCACAGGTGGCGCGCCTTGGACAATTGGCTATGGATGGACACAGCCTGTCGATGGAAAACTAGTGCGACCAGGAATGACGATTGACCAGGCAACAGCTGACCGCTTGTTAAAGACCGGGCTGGTGAGTTACGAAAATGACGTCTCGCGACTGGTGAAGGTAAAACTGAGTCAGGGCCAGTTCGATGCGCTGGTGTCATTCACGTACAACCTGGGTTTCCGATCGCTGTCGACATCAACACTGTTGAGCAAGCTTAATGCCGGTGATTATGCTGGCGCTGCCGACGAATTCCCGCGCTGGAATAAGGCTGGCGGCAAAGTACTTAATGGGCTGACACGTCGGCGTGAGGCGGAGCGCGCTCTGTTCCTGTCGTGATTTACGCGTTCGTAAAGCGCTACTGGCTGCAGTTGATGGTGATTGCGGTAATCTGCGTACTGGCGTTTTTCGTGAACTACTACCGCGACAACGCCATCACCTATAAAGACCAGCGCGATAAAGCTCAATCACTTGCAGAGCAGCAGCAGGACACCATTAACGACATGCAGGTACGCCAGCGCGACGTTGCTGCACTGGATACCAAATACCTAAAGGAACTGGCAGATGCCAAAGCTCAGAACGATGCTCTTCAGCGCAAGCTTGATAATGGTGGTCGGGTGCTCGTCAAAGGCCGATGTCCAGTGCCAACCTCAACCGAAACCGCCAGCGCCTCCAGCATGGGCCATGATGCCACCGTCGAACTCTCTGACGTTGCTGGACGAAACGTTCTCGGTATCCGAATCGGGATCAAGAAAGACCAGTCAGCCTTGATGGTGCTGCAGGAGTACATCAACACGCAGTGCCTTAAGTAAATGAGCCTCGCCATCGTGCAGGGCTTTTTTTGTAACTAGAAGACGAAGAAGGAAGTAACCATGTTTACAGTAAAAACCATCATCAACGGCGTAACGCATATCTGCGAAATGCCTACGTTTACAGTGGCACGCGCAGACTCAGAGCGATTTGACGACATCCTCAAGCTGACCAATGACCATTCCAATCCTGACTTTGCTATCTGGCTGCCGGATGTGTATGCCGATCCAGAATGCAAAAACGCACTGCAGGAAGAGGAGTTGATTGTCAGTGAGCGCGACGGCGTATTGGATCATGAAGCCATTGCTGTCCTGATTGAAGACTTCGAAAGCCCTGAGCATGCGAAGAAACGCGCCTTTGATGGCATCCGTTACCAGTTCATCTACCCCGGCGATCAGGTTTACGTGATGAACTCTCACGGCTCGACCATCGAAACAGTTAAGTAGTCATTACAGAAGCTCTTCACTAAGGGGCTTCGATAATGGATATACCCTACAGCGGATAATCAACCAAATATCCCCACAAGCGGATAAAGAGGCTCTCAATGTCCGACATCTACATCATCAAACTGACTACGAACGACGGCGGCGAGTACACAGGCAAGATGTCACGACGTCAGCCTGAGCTGGTTAATGGCTTCGTGCCGCTGGCGACCGAGACGGGCGAGTGGCTGTATTTCGCTCCGGCCGATGTGAAGTGCGTGCAGTTCACCCCGATATCAGTAGTTGAAGATGGGGCTGCGCAATAAGCATGGCATCTACGATTGGAGATTTACGAGTCCAAGGTAATGCCATGCTGGTCACTTAGTTGCTTAGACCTTCTTATATGAGATAGATCGTCCAAATGGGGGATATGTAGAAGTTGAATCTTTAATTTCATAAGTAGCTACAACATTTCCCGCAGCGTCTAACTCACGATAAAGATATTCGTCTGTATCCTGGCCTTTTCGGGCTCCTTTCCAGTTAGAAGAGACAAGCTCTAAGGTGTGATCGTCTGGGATACCGATTTTCTGTTTGTATTCATCACTCATGTGAAGTCCTTATAGGTTAATTATGGCACTCACCGACAAACAAGAGATGTTCTGTCGCGAGTACCTCATCGATTTAAACGCCACGCAAGCGGCTATTCGGGCGGGGTACAGCGCAAAGACAGCTAACCGCACAGCGTCCGAAAACCTGTCAAAACCTGACATCCAGTCCAGAATTGCCGAACTTAAAGCGCAACGCAATGATCTGGTTGGCATAAATGCGACATACGTCCTGAATCGTCTCGTTGAGATTGACCAGATGGACGTGCTCGACATCCTCAAAGACGACATGAGTCTGAAGCCAGTAAGCGAGTGGCCTTCATCCTGGCGAAGATATTTGAGCGGCTTCGATGTGGCTGAGATGTTTGAAGGTCGTGGGGAGGAGCGTGAGATGGTCGGGCTGCTCAAGAAAATTAAGTGGCCTGATAAAGTCAAAAACCTCGAGCTGCTCGGGAAGCACATAGATGTGATGGCTTTCAAAGAGCAGGCCACTCATGAACACACAGGCAAGAACGGCGGGCCTATCGAAATGGCGACGCTGACGAAAGAAGAATATAAGGCTGCCCGGCGGGAGATGCTGGAGGATGACGACTGCTGAGCAAAAGGCTTACGCCCGCAAGATTGAGTGCGAAGAAGACGGGCTTTACTACGCTCGCTACTTCTTCAAGCAACGCACTGGCGGCAAGATGATTGTCGCGCCGCACCACAAGGTAATTCAGCAAACGCTGGACCGCGTCATTGATGGTGAGATTCAACGCCTGATCATCAACGTACCGCCAGGCTATACGAAAACGGAACTGGCGACCATCAATATGATGGGCCGAGGGCTGGCGCTGAACTGCCGGGCCCGTTTCATGCACCTGTCCTATTCGCATAATCTGGCGCTGCTGAACTCATCCACAGCGCGCGGCATGATTAAGTCGCAGGCATACCAATCCATGTGGCCGATGGCGCTGCGCGATGACGCTGATAGTAAGGCGATGTGGTGGACAGAGCACGGCGGCGGTGTCTATGCGTCATCTGCTGCAGGACAGGTTACAGGTTTCCGTGCTGGACACATGGAGCCAGGCTGGCAGGGCGCGCTGATTATCGATGACCCGGTAAAGCCTGATGACGCTTACTCTGAGATCGTCCGCGACGGGGTCAACAACCGTTTTAACGAGACAATCAAATCACGACTGGCGATCGAGACGACGCCGATGATTGTCATCATGCAGCGGATCCATTACCACGACCTGAGCGGCTATCTTCTGCGGGGCGGGAGTGGTGAGAAATGGCATCACCTGAATCTGCCGGTGATTATCGACAATAGTCAGCCATACGCAGCGCAGTACCCTGAAAACTCACACGCTATACCGATTGACCATGGCTTACCTGACGGCTGGCTGTGGCCTTTTAAGCATAATGAATCGCATCGTGTATCGCTGTTCTCGCACCGGCGCACCGCAGAAGCCCAGTACATGCAGAACCCGAAACGCTTCAACGCGGAGGGGGCGCTGTGGAACGAGGAAATGATCAGCGCCGCACATGTGATGCGGATCACCCAGGAACTGGCCCGTACGGTCGTGGCAATCGACCCGCAAGCGACCAACAGCGAAGAGAGTGACGAATCAGGCATTGCCGTCGCCAGTGTTTACGGCAGCGGTGATGAGCGGCAATACAGCCTTGATGCTGATTACAGCGGCAAATACTCGCCTAATGGTTGGGCTACGAAAGCTATTGATGCCTATGTACAGCATGAAGCTGATGCGATCGTCATTGAAACTAACCAGGGCGGCGATATGGCAGAGGACACTCTCCGCAACGCCGGGTTTACCGGTCGCGTTATCCGTGTGCATGCCAGTAAAGGCAAGTATGCCCGAGCAGAGCCGATATCTGCTCTGTACGCCCAGGGGCGTGTAGCTCACCGCGGCAGTCTGTACGAGGTCGAAAACCAGTTCATGGAATACGTGCCATCCACTGCGAAAAAATCACCTGACCGCCTCGACGCTGCGGTTTATGCGCTAAGCGAACTATCAGAACCACAATCACTCGGCATGTTGGTGCGCTCGCGCTGACGGAGGAAACCGTGAACGAAAGCGAAATGAACAAACAATTTGCCGCAAATGCCAGCCTCGATCGTGATCGTATGCGCTACGTTAACGCTCTGTTTAATGGCACCAGTAATACGAAACGCCAGCGACTTTACCAGGAGTTTGGCTATCCACTGAACCTGACGTTCGACGACTTTTTCCGGGCCTACAGCCGTAATGCAATTGCCAATGCTGCGGTTAACCGGATGGTTGATGGCTGCTGGGAGGACTTCCCGGATGTCTACGAAGGTGACCAGACGAAGGATGCCACCAAGCAAACGGAATGGGATAAGCGCGTAAACAAACTGCTCAAGCGTTGCTGGAAACAGATTAAAGGCGCTGACAAGCGAAACCTAGTGGGGCGCTACTCTGCGCTGCTGATCCAGGTAAAGGATAACCGGACCTGGGATAAGCCGGTCGATAAGATAGTTACTGCCAGGCAGAAGGAAAAGGCGCTGGTTAAGTTGATCCCGGTGTGGGAGGCACAGATTGAGCCTGTCACTTACAACGAAGATCAGAGCAGCGAGAACTATGGTGACATCACCATGTACTCGTTTACTGAAATTCCGGTACAACAGCAAGCTGGTGGGCAGCCCGGGCGCATCATCAACGTCCATCCTGACCGCGTAATTATCCTTGCTGAAGGTTCAGATGATGGCCGCCTCTACTCTGGAGAATCACTACTTGCTGCCGGTTTCCATAAAATTATGGACAGCGAGAAGGTCTCCGGCGGTGCCGCCGAGGGGTTCTTCAAAAACGCCAGCCGCCAGCTCAACTTCAACTTCAGCGCCAAAACAAACCTCTCAGCGCTGGCTAAGGCTCTTGGTGTTTCAGAATCTCAGCTATCCGAAGCCCTTGATGGGCAGGTGCGACGCCTTAACGACAGCTCTGATAGCGCTGTGATGATGCAGGAGGGCGATGTCAGCGTGCTTTCGGTTGCAGCGGCAGATCCTGAACCCACGTGGCGAACCATTCTGAATGAGTTTTGCGCCACCGTGCCGATCCCGGTCAAAGTCCTGGTAGGCATGCAGACGGGGGAGCGGGCCAGTACTGAGGATGCGAAGGACTGGGCCAAGACCCGAATGAGCCGGCGAACCGGCTTCCTGACAGACCTGATAACGGACATCGTTACCCGATTCTGGGAGTTTGGCTTTATTCCTCCAGCTGCAGGTGAGGAAATTACCGTCGGATGGTCTGATCTACTGGCACCGAGCCAGGCAGAGAAGATTGCCAACATGGACAAACTCGCGGATGTGGCCGTGAAGTCGACAAACGCGTTTGGCCGCTCAGCTATCACCGAAAACGAGATACGCGCGGCGGGTGAACTGCAAGCCCTGCCAGAACTTGATGATGAGGTGCCGCCAGATGGCAACCAGCCAAAGCCTGACCCTCTGGCCGACCCAGAATCAGAAGCCGAAGAGTCCGGTGATACCACGGTCGAAAGTTGACCCCACAATGTCGCGCAAGTCCGTCAGCAAGATGGAGCGCGACATTGAGGGCCGGTATTACGCGATAAAGGTGGCGTTGAAAGCGCTGTTCGATCAGCGCATGACCGGACGAGAGCGCGAGGTAAACAGCCATAACTGGCATTTCCTTTGCCACGACCACGGCGAGGATATGCGGCTGTACCAGGTCAACGCCGGCAAGTTCATCTATGACATGTCGGCACAGGAACTGGCTGACCTGCTAGAGGCGGTGCAGGGCATTCTCGATGATTACCTGCTGGAAGGTGGCGAGCAAAACCTGTGGGCGATGGATTACGTCGTCGCTGAAGCGCAGCGCGGCACGCTGGAGGCATTCAATAACCTCGCGCAGCAGTCGCAGGTATACGCAAGCCAGACGACGCTGCAGCAGATTTTAAGCAGCACCGGTCACCTTAATCAGGTGGCGGCGGCCAGGCTGACAACGTTCAGCGACTGGAAGGTCATCAGCGACACTGCCCGCGGCGACCTGACCAACATCATCACCGATGCCGTAGCTCGCGGGGTGAATCCTCGCGAGACTGCAAGCGTAATCAGTAAGCGCCTCGATGTGAGCATGTCGAAGGCGAAAAACATCGCTCAGACTGAGCAGGTAGGAGCGCTGCGGCAGGCGCAGTGGAACGAAACGGACTGGGCTGCTGACCGGCTGGGGCTGAATACCGGCCTGATGTGGTTATCAGCGCTAAAGCCGACGACACGCACCTGGCACGCCAGCCGTCACGGACTCGTTTACACCACCGAAGAGGTACGGGACTTCTACGCCGAGAACGGCAACCGGTACAACTGCTATTGCAGCCAGATTCCGGTGCTACTCAACGATGACGGCAGCATTTTCAATGAAGGCCTGGAAGACAAGTTGGTGAAAGAGCGCAAAGGTTGGAAAGGTTCTAAGTAGTGATATCATCATACTCACGAGAGAATGACATGCAGGTGAGTAATGAGCAGTGTAACTGCGGCAGAAGTAGGTTCTTTTTTGCTATCTCTGGTTGTGCCTGTTATCACAGGTGTTGTTGCGGCAGGATTCACAGCATATTTTGCCCTAACAAGATTCTACAGAGAGAAATGGTGGGAGAAAAAACATGCCGCTTATAACCAGTTGATAGAAAAACTTTTTGAACTTAAAGACCTATACATCATTGCATCAGATATTACGGAGATGGAATTCGAAGCTCATAGAGGCGAACGAGACCCTCCAAAAGCTAAGGTTGATTGGCATAAGCTGAATGAAGTGAGATCTCAGGTTCACAGACTTTATGTCCTATCACCTATCTCCTTCAGTGGTAATGTCAGAGAGTTATTGGACAATCTTCTTACTCAAGATACTGAAAAAAATATCAGCATCTATGAAGAGGGATATCTTGAATTTATTGCTTATCACGAAATGTCAGGCGTAATACAGTCATCCATTGATGCAATAGTCGCAGATGCAAAGGAAGAGCTTAAGTTCAAATAAAATTACATGAGGTCGCCAAGGCGGCCTTTTTTATTGCCTGAAATCCACCAATGAGGACGCAACGTGAAGCTATCCAGCATCCACGTTAAATCCCTCGCCATCAACGCCTCCAACATCTCAACGACCACCATTAACGGCCAGGAACACTACGTCATTCGTGGTGCGGTCCCGATCGTCGATGACATCGTGATGAATGGCGGCCTGTACCCGGCGGAGGAGATTAACAACAGCTACCAGACGATGGAAGGCAAGCTGATGCCTCTCCCACACCCGATGGTAGATGGCAAATATGTCAGCGCTAATGACCCGCGCGCAATTAACACCTATCACGTCGGGGCCTGGGCGCAGAACGTCAGCAAATCCGGCGATCAGGTCGTCATGGACGTTTACATCAACAAGGCTGTCGCTGAGACAAAGCCGGATGGCAAACGCTTGATTAATCGCCTTGATGAGATGATCGCCGGCACCAACACCGACCCGATCCACCTCTCTACGGGGCTGCTCACCAACAAAGAGAAAAAGTCAGGTGAGTCGAAGGGGAAGAAGCACTCCTGGATCGCCCGCAACATGCAGTTCGACCACATCGCCATCTTGCTGGATGAGCCGGGCGCCGGAACGCCGGAAGAGGGCGTCGGAATGTTCGTAAATGCTGACGGGCAGGAAGGAGAAGTTGAAAACGCCAGCCTCATCGACGCGGCTAACAGCCTTAAAGTCGGGCTGCTGAATAAGGTGAAGTTCTTCTTCACCCACAACTCCGACGCTTCATTCGACGAAATCTACCAGATGCTGCGGGAAGCTATCCGCGCGCCATCCGGAAGTGATGTCTATCGCTACGTCGTAACCGTCTGGCCGGACAAATTCATCTACGAAGAGGGCTCCAAACTCTTCCAGCAGAAATACCTCATCGATGACAACGCGGTAACGCTGGTCGGTGAGCCACTCGAAGTCGTGCGCAAACCAACTGAGTACGAAGTCAAAACCAACGGAGAAATAAACCCGATGAAAGAGAAGATGATCGCCGCGCTCAATGCCGCAGGCGTTAAAACCGAGGGGCTGACCGACGATCAGGTCTGGGATGCCTACAACCAGCAGATGCAGAAAAAAGAGGGGGGCGGCGACCCGGGCCAGGCTCAGATCAACTCTGATGTGATTACTGCTGCTGTTAATGCTGCGCTCACCCCGCTGAACGAAAAGCTGAGCAAGCTTGAAACTCAGCTGCAGGCGAACGCTGAAAGCGACCTGAAAATCAAGCGCGATGCGGTTAAAGCGAAATTCTCGTTCATGACTGAAGCGGCGATCAACTCGCTGGTTGGCGACGCGCTGAACGACTTGTACTCACAGTGCCAGACCAGCACCGGTCTGAACCCTGCATTCCAGGGGAATGGCGCTCAGAGTGAAATCCTTAACATGGAGGCACCTGAATAATGGCTCTCGCACCTCGTTTCCATACCGTAATCGCGGGCCCGGCCCGTAAGAATGACCCGCAGGTCATTGAAGCAATCATGGCGGCGGCCGTGAAACCCGGATCACTGGTGATGCTCGATAGTGCCGGGAAACTGGCAGTTCACAATCTCGCTGGCGGCGCAGGCGTTGCACTGGCTCTTCAGCACAACTATATCGGCGGTGGTGACATTCGCGACTCGGTTCCTGCAGGTGACACCGGCGCGGCCATCATGTGCGAAGACGATGTGGATTACCACATGCTGGTTAAGGCAGGCGAAGTGCTGCTGGAAAACGAAGGCCTGGTTTCTGCCGGTGACGGCACTCTTGCCAAGGCCACCACGCCAGCCACCGACCAGATCCTCTTTTATTCACGCGAAAAAATCACCGTTGGCGCTGAAGCTCAGCTCGTGAAAGTTCGCAAATCAGGGAAAGCAACCGCATGAGCATGATCGTATTCAACAAAAAGCTGATCACCGAGCACAACCAGGTGAAGCAGGCATGGAATCAGCTGCTGATGCAGCGTGAATCCTTCAACATCAACCAGAACACCATTTCCGCCCAGTACGGCGGCGCACTGGAAGTTAACCAGGCTGCGCTGATCTCCAAAGACTACTGGCGTGAAGTGGACAACATCACAACCCGAGTCTTCCGTAATGACGAAGGCAACGGCCTGCTGGATGATCTGCTCGGTCTCGGTACTCCGATCTCTATTGGCAAGACAGCGGCGCTGTACCGCGTTTCCAGTGACGCTGGCAAGGTTCATCGCTCACTGACGGGCCACGTGCCGGAAGAACTGGATAAAGTCATCTACGACGAAGCTGGTGACCCAATACCAATCTTCAACACTGGCTACGGCCGTGAATGGCGTGAATGGAACGGCATGCAGTCGGAAAACCTCGACGCGATGGCTGACGATCAGGAAGCGCACGTTGCGGCTATCCGTGAAGACATGGCTGACTACATGCTGTCAGGCGATGCGAAGGTGAAGGTGAAAGGATATGTCGGCGCAGGTATCACCAACCACGCCAACACCAATCAGGTGGATCTGAGTGCGTCCGGTCTGAATATTGACCTGACCACATCGACTCCTGATGAATCAGTGGCATTCTTCACCGGCCCGTTCGCCAAGCTTCTGGATGATAACTACTTGCAGGAGAAGGTTAAGCTGTGGGCGTCGCCGGACATCATGCGCAACCTGAACCGACCGTATTCCGATGCTGCCGGATTCAAAGAAGGAACTGTGCTGGAATACATTCTGCGCTATGGCCGCATCGAGTCGTTTAACCAGACCTTTAAACTGACCGGTAACCACTTCATCGCTTACGTGCGCAATTCGCAGTACATCAAGACGCGCATCGCTGCGCCAGTGGGTACCTTCATGATCCCGCGTCAGAATCCGTTCGACAACTATAACTCACTGGTCTGGAGTGCTGTCGGCCTGCAGATTAAGCGCGACTTCAACGGTCGTTCTAAAGTGTTCAACGCACAGGGTTAAGGGGCTTCGGCCCCTTTTCTTAGGGAGAGAGCATGAAAAAGTTAAAAGTCGAGAAGACTGGCTGCTGGGGAACGATTAACGGCGTATTCCAGCAACTGCCGGTTGGTCATGAGTTTGTTGCGGTTGATGTTCCGCCAGCTTTCGCTGGGCGCGTTTCAGTGGTTGGCGAAGTCGACGAGCAGGAGATTGAAGTCGCCACGCCAGGCGCCAACGATAAATCTGCAGAGCAGGCAGAGCAGGCAGAGCAGGCAGAGCAGGCAGAGCAGGCAGAGCAGGCAGACACCTCCGCTAAATCGAAAAAGGCGAAATAACCATGGCACTTCGTGAGTTCGATAACCCGTCTAAATCCCGCGATGAGCTGGATGAGCAAATCAAAGGTAAATAACCATGGCTGACCCAATCACAGTGGCAGACGTGCAGGCGTTCCTCGGTGAATTGGGTTACTCCATCCCGGGCGCGCTGCTGGAGCCGATCCTCTGCGTGGTGAACAAAATCATTCCGTGCCTCGATGGCGCAGGGTATGACGAGTGCACCGCGAAGCTGATCCTGATGTATGCAGCCGCGCTGATGGCTACGTCTTCCGGGGCTCGCCGCATCAAATCGCAGGGTGCGCCATCCGGAGCGTCCCGCTCGTTTGAATATGGCGATGACAGCATCACATGGCTGCGCGACTCTCTGGCGAAACTCGATACCAGCGGATGCACCAGTGAGTTACCGATCAGCGCCGGGAATAGCGTCGGCCTGTTCCTAGTAGTCGGAGGCTGCTGATGACCTGGACATCTGTAAGCGTCCGGCTGCCGCGTTCTTTCACCCGCGTATGGGTAATGACCGACACCGGGCGGGAGACTACTGGCTACGTTAAATCGGACGGCGAGTGGTTCATCAACTGCCCGAGCATCCGGGCGACGGGCGCGAAGGTGCTGCGCTGGAAGGAGGGCTGATGTCGTCTACTGCTTCATGGTCATACAACAAGCCTTGCACGATATGGCGTAAGGGGGCTGGCGGTAATGACGAGTGGGGCGATCCTGTCGCCCCATACGAACTGCCTGAAACCATCATGTGCGACTATATCGGCGGCCTGTCAGCAAAGCTCGGGTCAATCGGTAAAGAGGTTGTCGTAAAAAACACCTTTTTTACGGCTTACGCTCTGGCTTATGAGGGAGATTACATCCTGATTGGTGTGAGCGCTGAACTAGACCCGATCGTGGCGGGTGCCGATGAAGTGCGTCACGTGACGCGCTGGAACGACACTCTCGACGGCCTGGAAGATGACTGGGCGATAATTACGGGAGTGTAGCCATGGGCATCAAAGTGAAGGGCATCAGCCAGGCCAAGAAGAACCTGAACGGTGTCATCAACGACGTAAAGGGGCGCAAGGTAATTCGCGCGCTGCAGTCGGCGATGATACTCATCGGCGCCCGGGCAGCCTATTACACCCCGATCGACACCTCCACGCTGATTAACAGCCAGTTTCGGGAGATCGACGCTGGCGGCGTATTCATCACTGGCCGCATCGGCTACTCAGCCAACTATGCTGCCTACGTCCATGAGGCGTCAGGCAAGCTGAAAGGTCAGCCGCGCGCGCACTTCGGCGTTACCAGCAACAGGTCTGAGTTCGGCCCGCAGAAACCGAAAGAGTTCGGCGGCGGGACCGGAAAGGGCAACTACTGGGATCCGCATGGTGAACCGCAATTTCTGACCAAAGGCGCTAATGACGAGCGCGATAACGTTGACGCGGTGATGCGCAAGGAGATGTCGCTATGACGCCCATGATGCACGAGAGAGTGCGCAACATGTTGGGCGATGCCGGGCTAACGACCGGCTTCACGGTGCAGCAGTTGATGTACGACGACCCGGGCGACCAGTCGAAGGCGATCATGGTGTTCAGGCCAAACGGTGGTTCGAATATCCGCACTGATCTTGGCTCTGAGTACCACGTCTTGGTCGACGTTGTCGGCGCGAAAGATAAGCGCAGAGACGCGCTCAATGCAGTGCAGCGTATCGTCGATTATGTCCAGGCTAACCCAATGGCTGACGAATGCGTCGGCTACATCCAGAACATGGGCGCAATTCCCGCGCCGGTGCTCACAGAAGAAGGGCGAATAGTCTTCCGACTCCAGTTCGCCTGCACTTACGGCGAATAGCCATCCCAACCAAATAACCCGCTCCGGCGGGTTTTCTTTTATACGTCAAAGAGGAGTTTCACATGGCTAATTGCCAGAACTCGAACGAGCGCCTGTTCGGCGGTGCGGTCGTGCTGGAAGTCGCCGATGGCTGCCCTGACGTCAAGCCACTTGAATCTGAGTGGATGGCGCTGGCGGCTGGTACGTCGAAGGGCTTCGACTTCAACCCGAACTCGGTTACCTCTGATGCAGATGACGGCGGCGGCTATGTCGAGACCATCATCACCAACAGTGACTTCACCCTGAGCTTTGAAGGCGAAGTGCGCAAGAAGGACAAGCTGGATCAGTACGGTGTCGGTAAGTTCATCAAGTATTTTGCTGATGAACTGAAGGCCAAGCGCCAGCCCGGTATCTGGGTGCGCATGGACTACGGCCCGGTCGAATTCATCGGCTACATGAATATCACGGCGCTGAGCTCTGACGGTGGCACGAACGATATCGTCACGTTCTCCACTGAGTTCAAAGTCGGCGACGCTAGCACCATCGAAGTGAACGAAATCACTGCGGTAGCGGTGACTGGCGTGACGGTAACACCGGCAACCAGCACTGGCGCGGCGGGTGGTACCAGCACCTTCACGGTGAATATCGCACCAACCGGCGCAACAAACACAGGCTTCACCGTTGCATCAACTGATCCAGCCAAAGCCACTGCCACAGCATCCGGTACCACCGTCACGGTGAACCGCGTCGCCACCGGCAGCGCGCAGATCATCATCAATACCGAAGACGGCAACTTTGTGGCCGTGCATACGGTTACCGTTACCTAACGGACATTCCAAAGGGCGGCGTGCTGCCCTTGATAATGACCGTTTACTGGAAGGCATATGACCGCTTTAACCGATATTGGCGAACTCTCTATCAGCGACAGCCGCGCAGGCGGTAAAGACTACCTGCTCAGGCCCTCATTCGAGGCTATGACGAGGATCGGCGCTCCAGAGGAGATTGTGCAGGCGTATGCCACCATCCACGGCAAAGACGTCGCACAGCTGGTTGAGGTGTGCGCTGGCATGCTGGGGCGCTTTCCTGAATGGCTATCACCTTCATTCAACCGTGCAGCCGAGAAGCTGTTATCGACGTGCATGCTTGTGCTACAGGCGTGCTGTGAGGACGACCTGACGCCAATGATCGGCGAATGGAAAGGATGGCGGCATTGTGTCGTCTACCGCCCGGGCCAGATGCCTAAGAACGACATTATCGTACTGGCGCAGCACCTCATGCAGCACGGCATCGTCGGAAAGGCAAAGGTTCGCCAGTTGCAGCGCCACGAGACTGGCGAGCGCACTACGGAGTTCAAAGCCTTCGACTACATCAGCGCAGCACGTAGTCACTTTGGAATGAACCGCGCCGAAGCCTCTCAGTTAACGATGACCGAATTTCAGATGCTGCTGGCGGCGAAATACCCCGATCAGAAAGGTTTCACTCGCGATGAGTATGACAGCATCGCCGACGAATACCTGGCTAAACAGGCTGCACGTAGAAAGAAAGCCCGGTAA